AGCATTTCCATTGACATCTAATTGTCCACCTAATTGTGGAGTCGTATCATCTACAACTGCACCTATAAAAGGTATTTCTTTAATGTCAGGATTTGTGCCATCGTTAGCTGCAGCAAAAACAATTTTATCACCTTTGTTTGTAGTTGCAAAAGTTACAGTTGAACCTGAACCAGAAGCATATTTAAACTCAACAGTAAAAGCTCCTGAAGTTGAATTTCTTAAAAAATAAAAAGTTTGAACATCAATTGGAATAGTTACTATTTGATTTCCAGTGATTGTACCTGTAAACTCAATCATTCTGTGTGCAGCAGTTGCACCTAAAGCTCCATCAGAAATACTTAAAGGAGTTGTTTGCGCTCCACCAGCAATTGACTGCTGACTAAAGCCACCTAAAATTTGTTCAATAAGTTCTAAATTTGTATTAGTTTTTGTTCCCCAAGTTCCAGCGTTTTCACCAGTTGCTTGAAGCTCGATACCTAAATTAGTATAAGTTGATGCCATAATTTTTTCTCCTATGCAGCGTCAGTATATATTGTATTTGATCCTGTTGCAACATCTGTATACGATGAATTTGAGCCAGTGTCAACAGGTTCAAACGCTTGTATTCCAAACCCATTTGATGTTCCAAAAATAGCCACTGAAGCAGTGCTTTGTTGTCCTGTAAGGTCAGTAATAGTATTAATTACATTTGTTATAGAGCCTACATTAATTGTAGCAGATACTCCAGATATACCCATTACGTCTGCAGGGTTCAATGCTCCTGTAGAACTAGTTGATTGTACACCTATTAAATCAACAACTGGATTTGTAGAAATTATTATTTCACCTTCAGATACTGTTGCACTTACACCTGATATACCCATTACATCCGCAGGGTTTAATGTACCTGTAGATGTAGTTGCAGATTGTCCAGTTATACCTACTACGTCAGCGGGAGATAAAGAGCCAACAGATGTAGTTGCTTCTTGTCCTGTAAGTGTTCCTGTAAAATCAACAACAATATCCGGAGAACCTGTTGTAGAATTTGAAAAAACTCCTGTGAGTCCCATTACATCTGCAGGATTTAATGTTCCTGTAGAAGAAGTTGAAGATACTCCTGTTAAAACTATTGCAAAGTCATTAGCTTGTCCCCAAGCTTCTTCACCCCAACCATCATGACCCCAACCAACTTCGTTATAAGCCTCTAATGATCCAACGTTTGATGTAGTTGATAAACCTGTTAAAGTTAAAGTTAAAGAACTATCACCCCAATCTTCAAATCCCCAAGTATCTCTTCCCCAACCTTGTTCAGGAAAAGCTACTACAGTTCCAACATTTGATGTAAGTGAAACACCTGTTAAAGAAACAGTTTCATCTCCAAGATTATCCCAAGCACCATCATTCCAAGATTTAGCACCCCAACCTGTTCTAATAGAATCAGTGGTTCCCCAACGACCTGTGTCCCAGGTTGTGCCGGTTTCATTCCAGGTGTTTGCCATAAGGAAGGCCTCCCTATGCTATACGAACTATTGCGTTGCTTGCGTCTGCGTTTGGAAACTGAATTGTAAAAGTTCCAGTCGTTACAGTTTTGTCTGAACCAAAAGCAATTGCACAAACTGCTTTATTAGATTTTGATGAGTTATAAATTAAACATCCATTTGCAGTAAATGAAGCAGATGTCCAAGAAATATCGTTGAAGTCACAAACTGCAGTTGAAGAATCTAAAACAGGAGTTGTACTTGTTAAGTTTTGACCACCTGCAACGTAAGCAGAACCCGCATCATTTGTAATTTCATTTGTAGCATTATATACAGTTGTTGAAGCTCCTAAAGTTGCTGAACTTGTATAAAGAGCAAGTTTAAATGTATCACCTGTTGATGAAGTGAAATCGTGTGTTGCAACTAAAATTTCTTGTTTGAAACTGTTGCAAATTGCCGAACTAATTGCCATAATAATTTATCTCCTATTTTACGGTGACGGTGAAGGTATTGGAATACGTACAGTACCATCTGTGTAATCGTCCCTCTTACGTCTACCAAGTTGCTCTGCAGCAAACTTCTCAACTTCCTGTTTATACTTATTTTCATATAGTGTCAACATATCAATTGGACCTTTTAAATATCCATATGCTTCCACTAAACATGCATATAGTAAGCCATTTGGAAAATATTGGCTTATATAAGTCGTTGCATTTGAGCCAGATAATCCATCAGGAATAGCCTCATAATGTATCTTAAATTTATATGTAGTATCCGGTGCTGGAGCCAAGAATAATCTTCCTGAAGTGGTGTCTGTTACCCCAGTTGCTCCACCAAACATAGCGTAATATTTTGGCATACCAGTTGATGTCTCTGCTGGTGAATATTCTTGTAAATAAGATTCATCTTTTTTTTCTAACCAAGTATTGTTTCCTGTAGCAACAGAAGTAGAATCATAAACTTGTACGCCTTTTACAAATAAAGTTTTAGCAGGTACATTTATTGTTGTTTGACCAGTAACTAAATTACCAACGGATTGTTTTTTATAAGCATCAATTGGTACATCTCTTAAAATTCTAAACTCTGCATTTTCAATAATTTCATCTGTAACAGTAGAAGTTAAAACATTACTATCTACTTCAGTATAATTTTGAATTGCAGTTGTTAATGTTGTATATGTAAATCCTGCCATTATGGTGTTAATGTTACTGGACCAGCGGTCGCAAACATTCCTCCTGAATTTTCCGTTACAGTTGCGTTGCTTCCACAATTAAAACTATAACTATTTGTATTAATAACTGTTATAACAAATCCTGAAGCATTTTCAAACACTGTATATGCTAATCCTCCTGGACTTCCATCAACATTTCTAAAACAAACTGTACTACCATTACTTCTACCATGACTAGGTTCTGTAACAATTACTGTTGCAGATCCTGAAGTTAAACTAAATGGATCACTAGGTAATAAATTTTCTGTAGCAGGTTCAGTTCTTGCAGGTCTAGCATTCATTAGTCCTTGTGGATCTCCTGTAAATCTAGTCGGTTCTAACTGCGGCTGTTTAGGTTCAAATTCAGATACATGTACAAAAGAACCATTCCATTCTTTAACCATCTCTTGATAAGGAAATGCCATACCTGATCTGTCTGATATTGCTTGTGCGTATTTTCCTCTAGATAGTTTTGCCATATTAAATATTTGGGTAATAAGTTTTTGGTGTTATAAAAGAACTTGAAGAAGAACCATCTTCTTGTAAAGCTCTTTGTAATTCATCTTCATATAATAATTTCATCTGTTGAGTTATTTGTGGATTAAATTTTTGTGATAAATAAAATGCTAATCCAGAAGCCATACAAGGTACAAATCTGTAAGGTACATCAGTTGCATTAGTATAGTCTCCAACATCTTGAATTCTTTTTACGTAATAATAATTAAGATAGTTTCCGGCTTCAGATGTGCCTGGTGTTAAATATAAAGTAATAGTTACTTTATCTATAAATCTTTGTACAAAATATTGAGTTGGTTGACCTGTATCAGACTTATTAGAAAGTGCTTGATAAGTGGATCTATTAATTTTTGTAAGTGGAGTGTCTACGCTAGATGAATTTCTATAAGATGCTTCTAATACATCATCTACACCATATACTGCTGTTGCATCTGAAGTACCATCAGAAGTTGATCTGTACATTGTATATACAGCTTGACCATTAACTAATGTAATTGAATTATTTGCAACTTCCCAATAATGAAGTCCTCTGTTTCCCCATTCTTGAAACATGATATTTAAAGAACGTCTGGCTAATCTTAATTGATTACCAGAAACTCCTTGCATACCAATTCGTTCGTAAGCTTCTTCTATAATTTCATCTATAGAAAAAGTTTTATCGAATGTAGTTGTACCCGAAGTAGTATTAGCCATTTAGCCTCCTACTTGTCTATTAATACAGTTAAGTTCGCTAGTGTTAAAGTTGAACTTTTCATTCCACCTGGAAACAAGATTCCATCTTCAGGCATGTTAAATGAAAAAACATCTCCTGCTGGAACACCTGCAGAAAATAAAGTTGTACTATCAGTGTTATCTTGTAATACAACTGAACCTGCTGTTGTAGCATCAGTTGATTCAATAATAATACCTCTTAATCTTGTTCTTCCAGCAAAAATAACTCCAGTACTTCCAACAGTTTGTCTTATTGCTTTTACATCTGATTTCATATTTTAATCTCCGTTAAATTTATGTGGGCCCGAAGGCCCACAACAAATTATTTATTAGTTACTCTCTGCGCCAGAGTCAGCTACTGTGTAAGTAAA